TCTTACAGACCTGATGCTGCCATCCGTAATCAGCCGCCGAATGTGAATCGCCAATAAACAAAGCCTTCTTTCCTTTAACTGAAAGGACTGTGTCTTGTTTGATTGTATCTTGCTTGATAGTATCTACTTGAGGTAGTTCTCCCCAGGCTAGAGGGTCTCTAACTGCCGGTTTCGATTCTACTACTACATAACCTACTATGAAGCTTAATGCCATTAAAAATACTCCGTCTTTAATTCTCATTCTATTATCATTTTATAACCTGTTTCAATTGGTTCAAAGCCTGTAATAGTACCTTTCATCTTCGGAATAAACATATCGGCCGGCATTCCGGTTGTTACATAAGGTCCGCCTGAAGGATCAACCATACTGATCTTCTTAGTGTCTGAATATACTAACGATGTATATTTTTTAGATAGAGGGGTATACTCAAAAGTTTCTTTATTGTATTCATGAACTGCTTTTTCAAACTCACCCATAGTCATTCGTTCGTCAGTATCAACGTCGGCACAATAGGCTTCGTAAGCCTTATCGTAAACGTTAGGCCAGGCAAAACGGCACCATTTAAAATTTCCTTCCCAAAGAATGTTTCCATCTTCAGTTTTTGTAAAGGTGAATTTATCACCGTAGCGGTTGGTATGTATTTTACTTTGCATTATATTCCTCCCAATTACTATAAGTTAATCCCCACTGTAAGCTAAACCATTGCATTTCTCTTTCTGCTGCCTTGGCATACATTCTCAAATTCTTCATAAGGTATTTCTTACCCCACTTCTTAAATTCTTCTCCTTGCTCAACAGTCATTGAGTATTCTTGAAACCATTTCTCTTTACCTAAAATATCATCGTAGGTAACATCGTGACCGGCAATAATAAACATTTGATTGATTAGATCAACAACTGCTTTCTCTTTTTTCTCTTCTCTACTTAATCGTTTTTTAGTCTCCATAACTTTTATTTGATAACATTAATATACGAATAATTTTTCTGAATTCCAACTTAATCCCACCATTGTTCAATCCTATCATTCATTATTTTAAATAACAAACGTCTGGCTTTATTGTGTTTAGCTATTACATTTTGAACTGCTTCAGATGACCTTACACCGGATTTACATAGCTCATCATAGTAATACTCATTTTGGAGCTTATCAATTAATTGAACACAAGTCATCATTAATTCTGCATCACGTTGAGCATTATTATGGAAACCATTTTCAGCTAAATGATTGGCTTGTTTCTCTAATTTAAATTTTAGTACCTGAAAAATATAATGATGGTCCCAGTCTCTATCCTTCCAAATTACCCAAAACCATTTGTATAAGTTCTTAACTCCGTACTTAATATACTTATGTTGGTAAGGTAGTTCCCATCTCAACCAGCGGTATAAACGCCAGTACCACTCATTATATTCTTCGCTCATAACTTAATTTTATTTTAGATAGTTACTTGTATTATTGCATGAATAAGATTGCTTAACCTAGCCTCATCTTTAACTAATATAGTATCGCATTCAAACAAACGAACATGCCAGGAGCCGTCTTCACCAACTTCGTCATTAGATTCTGAGATCAAACAAACATCTCCAATTTTTCGAGTGTAGTAATACCGATCCTGGTCAGTGCTTGAAGGTTCGTAGTTCTTCTTGAATCCGAACTCTGTTAAGTTTAGTTCTGTTATTTTAGTTTCCATAATTCGTAAGTGCTATTCCTTGTACTGAACTTAATATAAGAACTATCCTCTGAAGAAGCAATTATTTCTGTAATAGAGGTTGTTTGCCAAGTAAATGAGAATGTAAAAGGAGACATCATTAGACTTCTTCCTACAGCAGGTTCATCGTGTTTGGATTTAAAAGTACCTTGCTCATTAAACTCAATCCACATTACTTCCTTAGATTGTTTAGTTAGTCCATCATGTTCACGAACCAATTTCCAGTTATACTGATTATCAATTACTCCTTGCTCAATAGCAATCTTCAATACATTATCTTCCGTTAATGTCATTGGTATTTTGTCTTGTTTTATCTTGCTCATAGTTTTTCTATTTCTTGTTTTACTTCTAACCAATAATCACCATTTAATGTCTGTCCTGTTACATTTGTGTTTGATGCTATAATTTCATCCATGGCAATTAATGCACATTCTTTCGCCTGCTCAACTGTTATAGTTGGACTGGATCTAAACATTATATCAAGCAATTCATATGCTTTTTCTTTTGGTGTTCTAGTTATCATAGTTTTTGTATTCGTTTTCTAATCATAAATTTAAGACATCCTTTCCAAATTAGCAACCTACATATCCATTTAGGTAACCAACCTGCCATATAAGGTTCGGTTTTAGTTAGAATGTAATAAGCTACTTCCGGACCATCTTCTTCTTTACTAAACTCAATAGTAGCGTATTCACCTCTTGCTCTAAAGTAGAAGTAGTGGCCTGAAAAGTATCCTTCAGCTTGTACTGGGCAGTTACCTGAAGGTTTGTATATCCACTTAATCATTTTGATTTTAATCTAAATTTAATTCTTGAGCTTGTTTAGCTAAGAAATCTAATTGCTTATCTCGATTTTCTTTTTCGGCTTCTAGTGTCTCTAATTGTTTTTCTAACCAACCAATATTACCCCAGATAATACTTGCATTGGGGTCTAATTGCTTGATCTTAGCTACTAACTCTTCTTGTGCACCCCTAGAATAAAAACCATGTTCAATATCATCAGCCAGGTTTTGTAGATGCTCAGGTGCATGAATACAGATACGTAAATCATAATCATGCCACTTAGTCTTCCAATCTACAAAGGCAATACCCTTAGTTAGTTTTCTAAGTAGGTCGTGCAAGGTCCAATTGCGAACCCTTACAATAGATTTATCACTACCAAATACATGAAGGAATCGTAGGAACCATCTTGGACATAGTTTAGGTTTAGCTTCATAGTCCATAGCAAGTACTAATGGATACAGAGCTTTAGTATAAGCACCATCTTCATTATACAAGTACGTACCTAGGTAACCATACTTTTCAAATCCTTTAGGAAAAAAGATATAACGGAAATCATCCAGTGTAATGTTACGGGTAAAAATCATACCGGTCTTTCTTCCTCTCCAGAACAGAAAGAAATACTTAATGTCCTGTAAGCGCTCCTGTAGGGTAGGAGGCTTATAAAATTTACTATTTCTGTATATTTTGCTCATAATTATCTAAATCTTCTTTTAAACGTTCTAAAAATGTTTGTTCTCCATCATCACCACTTATCAACCAATCTATCCTATGAGCATAGATTTGAGCTTTTCTAAGTAGGTCTACTCCTTCTTTAAATTTTTCAATTACTTCATCTGGGTAATCGTAGTAGTAGGTTCTATCATCCCAAACTTCATGCCACCTATCTTCGTCAGCAACTTCTTTTTTATTTCCTTCAATGATCCTCTCAATTGAATCAGCAATCTGTTCAATTTTATATTGGTCGTAATCAAAATGTCCTCCGCTCATAATTTTTATCTTCCGTAAAATGTTCCGTAGAACCAATTCGCCCAGTTGCGTTTCATCTTAGTAACCTTAATATCAACCCGGCGCTTAGCACAAGTAATCATATAAGTTCTTGGTTTTTCTTCCAAGCTTCTAACGTATTGCTTTAATGCTTTGCCGAAATCCTTCTTGTAGATATTAAATAAGAAGAAAAATAATTTTCTCTGATTGTAATCTTCAAAACGCCATTTACCGTTCCTCATCTCTGCAATCTTAGTCTCAACTGAAGATTCATGCTTGCTGTAAATAGCAAAATGAGTTGGGTAGGTCTTAAAGAATAGCGAATCAGTCTCGCTTAAATGGTAAGTGAATTCTGGTATTATCATAACTTTTATTTTTTATATCTGTTTTCAAAAGAGTATTTCTGCACCGCTGCCACAACAAGGGCAATAAATCCGTAGAGTAATAGTACTGCTAAATATTTCATAACTTGTTTCTTTTTAACTTATACTTAATATACGAAAGTCCGGGCAAAGAAGCAACTGTTCCTGCCATTAAAGTAAAAATATTTGGATGCCAATGCTCACCGCATGCCCCAAACAAATGCTTCATCGTTTCTATCATACCGTAAGATACGAAGAATAATTCAATAAAGCAAAAAAAGTTATTCTGATTTGTGTTTGTCGATCTTATCTAGGATCGTTGTCAAGGCTTCGTTCTTAATGAATCCACCCTGTTCTGCATTCTTCAATGCACTTATAACCTGGAATACTATTAATGGTATTAAGATCGTTTCTGATAACCAGGATGTTCCTTTGAACCCCGCTTCAACCATTAGTAATGCCGTGAGTGTAATAATCCAGGCGGTTAATGTTTTTAAGATTCTAACTGCTTTATAAGTCTTGAATCCTTCTCTTTTGGTTCCGGCAATTACGCCAAAGAAACCATCCATGAAGATTACTGCAACAACGGCAAGGTACTGATCTGAGTTTTCCATTGCTAAGTTAAAAAAGTAGCTGCAAATGAATGCAAACGCTGTCGTTGTTGCAAGTAATGTCGTCTTCATGTTATCCTATGTGATCGTCTAAATGGTCTGGAATGCCGTCACCGTCAACGTCGCAAATTTCAACGTATCCGAATGCTTTCATAAAACTAGCTACTCTCTCTTTAAGGTCATTATCCGTATCTTCGAACCAATCTTCTTTAAGATTGTCGTGATCTAAGATAGCAATCAGAGCTTCGTAAAGTTTATCAACATTCTCAACCAAATAGATATCAGATGCCATGAAGTCTAAGCTAAAAGCATAATCGTCAATCTGTGGAATTTTTAATATAGAATCGGTTTTACCAATCTTCTTTTCTTTTAAAGGCATTTCTTTGCCGAACTTGTGAACGTACTCGCCCACAAAAATGTATCCTGAACCTTCTGATAATGTAAATTCGCTCATCTTATTTTAGTAAATTGTAATACTCCTTGAAATGTTTAATTCTGTCAGCAAGTCCAATCGTACCACCGTTAACCCTTTTAGTAACTGCAGTAACTGTTGCATCGTCTGCTCCTCTGTCACATATGCCCCATAATTTATTTGTATCAAAGAACCAAGCAGCTGATGCTAAAGGATACTTTGTAGCTACTAAATCTGGATTGGTTGTTGTATCTTCAGGTACAAACTTGTCGAAAGCCATGTAATTTGCTTTTCCTGTTAATTGGATATAACCTCTTCCTCTGAATTTAAAACCTTCTCCTGTTGCTTCTGGGCCGTTACCCATTCTACCTCCGTAGACTCTTGAAGCAATCTTTTCTGGCTTACGAGCATACTGTTCAGCTAGAGCTAAACTTGGAAAGTATTTTCCAAAGATGCCTTGTAATCCTTTTGATGAGTAATTTAAATTCTCCTGAACGGCTCTAAATCCACCTGATTCATGACCACATTGGGCCAAAAAGTGAGCCAATCTCAAAGGAGAGGTAATATTAAATTTTGCAGCAGTGTCAGTGATCTGAGCAATTACTGCGTCGGGAATGTGTCCCTTTAGTTTATCCAATTTAAATGGACCGGATGGGATAGAAGCTGCAGCGGGTGCAGGGGCAGTATCTGGAGTTGTCCCGAACATCTTATTCCATGTTCCGTCTCCTACTATACCGTCAGCAGTTAATCCATTGGCTCCCTGCCAGGCTTTAACCGCTTCTTCAGTCTTAGGTCCAAAAGTTCCTATTGCTTCAACGCCTAATTTGGCTTGAAGTTTCTTAACGTTTTCGTTATTATCACCTCTTTTTAGTAACATAATTATCCTTCTTCTTCTTCTTGTTTTGGACTATCGATGTCTTTCTTTCTGTTAGTCCATTTGTCGATAGATGCAATACCGAATGATCCAAGAACCATTACCATAAATCCGTCAAAGATAATCTTGTTAACAACAAATTCCTTACCGGCATAACCAGTGATGATGTCTACTAAAAATGCAATACATAGCATTAAGAATGCGATAAATCCCACAACGCTCTTTTCGTTGATTGAGTTATTATCGTCAAATAATTGATGGAAAAATTTTTTCATGGCCTTAGTTCTTTGTTATAAATATCAGAACTTTTTAGAAGCATCCTTTAAACTGGCTTGTAATGCTTTAGAAAATGCTTTTTTATTCAAAGGAACTTCACCATTCTCAACATTTAAGAACATTGCAAACACAAAAGTGCGTCTTTCTCCTATTCCTTCCCAGGTTCCTGTATTAAAGGCTACTGAGGTTTTAACGATATAATCTTTTCTTAACCATTGAATGCCCATAATGTTAAGCATTTGCTGTGGAGAATAAATGGAATCAATATAAACAGTGACTGTAAACCCTGAGGAATCTTTAGGAGAGTATCCTTTCTGTTCAATAATATATTCCTCAACTGTTTCTTTTACTCCAAAGGTAATGTCTCTTCCACCAACTTTTTCAATTTTGGTATTGTTAACAACATCAACGTGGAAGAAAGTTGAGTCAGCAGGAGTCAAAGCAAATAAAACGGTGGCAAGTAAGTTAAGCATCTAATATAAATATTAGTAAGTTACCGACCCTGAGTATCCTGGTGCAATAATATAGAGGTTTAGTGTTCCTCCTGAAGTTAGAGTAGAGGTGGTGTGGTTAGTTACTCCCGGGTAAGTTGCTCTTAGGTTAGTTGTGCCTGCTGAGATTGAATTATACTCAGCTGTAGTAAAGATTCTTACATCAGGAGCTATTCTCCATTTAGAAAATCTACCTGCTTTCCTTGCTGCAACATAGTACTTATCTGCTACCGAGATTACCTTATCGTCGTTTACATCATACATGTGAAAGGATAAACCGTTCCTGGTGGTCTTATTTAAAACTACATTAGCTACTGTTTGAATGTCTGTAGTAGTGTAAGCTTGAATTCTAGTAGGAGCATCTACTTGAATTGTAAATTGATTACCTGTTACGGTAGTTCTTGAGAAAGAATAATAACCAGAAGAATTTGTATAGGCAGTGGCATCTAAAGAAGCTGTTGATGAAGTAGTACTTAGAGTTGTGTTTATTTCCCAACTAGTACCAGAAAAAGAACCTGAGGTAACTAGTGTACTTGCCATCCAAGCACTACCCGTTGATATACCCATCACTTCTTGATTAGAACCATCTGCTGTAAATGTTCTCCAAACTACTATTTGTTTTGAGGCTTGGCTTTTAATAAGATATAAATCCCAAACATAGTTTACTCCTGTCTGATTGTACTTGCAGTTACCTTCATATCTTATTCTAAATACATCTCCGTAAGTTCCATCTGTATAACTCTCAGTTGAAACAAAAGAAACGTTATTATCTGTAGAACCATTATCTACTGATCCGATGTGGATGGTTGGTTGATTAGGACTAGTAGCATTTCCGTTGTATCCTGAACTTGAGGTTGTGCCAAAACAAAACCAAGAGTTAGCGTTTACGTGACCTGATGAATAACTAGTACCTGCATAAGAAGGACTGAATCCGGAAGGGAATGTAATAGCAACTGATTTTTCATCTGTGTTAGCTGTTGAATGTAATACAGAAGTTCCTCTTCCCCTATCAGAAGGAATACCTGACGTTATCTTAGCAAAAGTTCCTGACTTAGTACTAGATCCTGCTGTACTTTTATAAAGCTTTACAGCAACATTATTTGCTCCTGATCCGTTTGCATTATAAAGATAACCTGAATAGGTAAATTGACCTATCAGAGAATTAGTTAGTAGAAATAATGTAACTATGAACCACCTCATATTTTTAATTTTGCACCCATCAATATTTGATAGTTAAGAATATCTTTACCAGCAATATAAGTACCTCCGGCAGTAATTCCAACTCCAAATGTCTTAGTTAGTTTATAATTAAGGTTTAAGAATGGAATAACAATCGGTTTAGATTCAAAGAGAGACTCTGTGTAATACTTGGAATACGGCGAATATACACCAGCCATAATCACTGTAGCATCTAAAGCTTTAGTAACTTTTCCTTTGTACATAAAACCTCCGATAACAATGGTTGAAATCATTTCTTCTCCGAACATCTTACCGTATGAACCAGCTGCTCCATAAAGTGCTGTAAAGTTCTTAACTGAGTTTACTCTAACAAATAGTGCCGTATTTGTGATTGACTTTGGTAAAATACTTAACCCGTCTGAAATTACATTAATGTGTTTGTTGCCTTTCTTGTTTGTTCCTATCCAGGATCTAACTGCTGAGATGTTTCCAATCTTTGCATTGACCATGTAATCGGCTGAAAAGCCTATTGAGGCTGAACCATCTCCTTTTACTTTGGTGAAGGAAGCAGTTCCTCTTGCATCCTGTGCTCCATTGGCTTTAGTCTGAACTCCAACAATATCTCCTGTCATCAGGATTGCAGGCTTGGCTGTTTCAACCTTTCCTTTACCGGCTGCCTTTGCCGAACTGCTAGATTGAGTTTTTTGTGTTTCGGTTTTTTGTTCTTCTATTTTCTCTTCAGAAGGCTTTTCAGTTTTTGGCTCTTCTGTTTTACTGCCTTCCCCACTGCCTGAACCAGACCCTGAACCTGAACCGCTACCGGAACCGGACGAACCTGACCCCGACGAGCCGGACCCGCTGCCGCTTCCAGTGCCTGAACCAGGATCACTGCCATCGCCGCTAGGAGGAGGAGGATTTCCATTTTCTGATTTTTCGTTCGACTCTTTGTTTTCATTCTTTGAATCAACACTTCCTGAACCAGATGAGGTTGTACCTCC